ACACGACCACCTACAGTGACTGTACCATTCCAGGTCTGTTCAATAGCCTCCATAGAGAAGTTCGTGTGCCGTCTATAGACAACCTTAAAGAAAGTGATTTGCGGGTTACCCGTAAGGTAGATATCCTGAGCGCCATAAGCTACAAGTTGCATTAATCCTCCTCCCATATTTTATACCTTAGCATAGAAAATAATTTTGATCATTTTCTTTAAAAAACCTAGATAACAACCACTAAAGGTTGACCCTTTATAAGGTATAAGAACTTAATTAGAGTACGCGAGACCACCCATACCCGACATGATACGAAGGACATTGTAGTTCACAGCATAGACCTTCAGATCGCCGCTGCTCGCACTCGAAGTGAATTGGATCTTCGCATTGTCAATGCGAGAGAAGTTGCAAGTTCCCGAAGGTTGGTGCTCCTCGGGTTTGAGGGCGAACGAGTAGACGCCAACTTTACGGGTCATTTGGGAGGTGCGGGCCTGAGTGACTACGGCGGAATTTGGATTGTATAGTTTTAAAGAAGTAACAGTCGTCACTGTGATACCGGTACTACCTGTTATATATGGAATTACTTTGTCAAAGAAAAGGATAGTACAATCGTTTTTAACTTTTAAAGCAGTAGTGCTGGACTCGCCGCCAACGACAGAGGCAAGAATTGTTACATCAAGTGTAGTCCCGGTGGATGAACCTAAAGCCGTCCCTACTAACTGGACCACCCTACCAACTAAACTACTGGCAAGAACTTCAAAAGCTTCGCCAGTTTGTACTACAATACCAGAACGGCCTAATGTTAAACCAGTAGCATACTGAGCAAGAGAATTAGCGGCGTTTGCGGTTAGAGATTGATTAGCATACGTAGCAAAATTATCAGCGGCTAATATTATTGGCATGAATTTGTTCGCGCTGACGTCGGCCGCCGCGACCTCAGTGCTAGTGACATCGTGCAACGTCATCCCAGTAAGGTCTTGTGCCGCCATTCTATCAGTTGTTTCAAGGGTAAGCATATTACTAGTCAACTGCGCAGCACTCGGTAAATTCTGTCTAGGGACAGCCGTGTGATAATCAAAGGGTTGTCTAAGAGTGAAGTATTCTTCTGATTGTTCCGAGAAGCGATCATGTCCGTTTAGCATTAACTTACCTGCCTTGAGGGTCCCATCAGAAGGGTATGTCCATATTAATTCCTTAACCGGATGATTAAAGTTTAATTTTTCGTTGACTGATGCGGAAAGTGTCTTATCTTCTTTCTGTATCTGTTCAATCAGGTATTCGTGAGAAACTTGCGCAAATCTACGACGTTCATCCGTATCAAGGTAGATGTAGTCACACCATACCTTCGGTGCGGCGGTGGTTGCTGTTCCCGGCAAATCCCAAGTAAACTTAAGCTTAACTTCATGATACTGAAGAGCAATTAGTGGTAAAGCGAGACCTGGGTTACGGCAGAACCAAAAGTTAAGGGGAATCTGTGCCTCGACAACACTAGAACTCGCAGCGGATGTTCCAATTTCAGATTGCATTGCTTTTAGGCCGATGGCTTTAGATTCAGGAGTTGATAATTCATTCCATACTTCGTTCCATTCCTGATAATGACGGTCAATACGTTGACCACCAATTTCTAGTTCAACCTCCTTAATTATTTTAGATCCATTGTCGGAGTTTGTCAATGTGACGAAAGTTACGTAAGTCTTGTAAACTAAGTCACCATTACGCGAAATAGTACAAGTTGATTGTGCGTTAGCGGTCGCCGTGGCTGCTCCATTCAAAGTCTGCTGGATGGTTTCCATCGAGAAGTTAGTGTGTCTGCGGTAGACAACCTTAAAGAAAGTAATTTGAGGGTTACCCGTAAGGTAGATATCCTGAGCGCCATAAGCTACAAGTTGCATTAATCCTCCTCCCATATTTTTATACCTTAGCATAGAAAAAAAAAATGGGGAAATAACACTTAAAATTATATCAATTTAGTTTTGATATCTATAAAAAAAAACTTAATTAAGAACTTAGTTAGAATATGCCAAGCCACCCATACCCGACATTATACGAAGGACATTATAGTTAACTGCATAAATGTTAATATCAGCTGTAGTTGTCGCGTCAGCCTCAACTAGGAATGCTGTATCAATTCTTGAAAAGTTACAAGTTCCCGATGGCTGATGTTCTTCTGGTTTAAGGGCAAATGAATACACCGCAATACTGTCTTGTGGTGTAGTACCTCCGTATCCGGTATGATGTTCCCATACTTGAGTACGTGTGAAATACTTATAATTTCTTCTCTTGAAGCGGTTATGCCCATTTAATGTAAGGCAATAGGTTCCATCACCAAGCGCATTCCTCTTAAATAGATTCGAATAGGGTGTGATGACGAAACCGGGGGTGCCGCCGAAGTACGTGCCAACGTCTTGTGAAACCGTAGATTCTCTCGCCCCCGCCCATATTAATTCTTTAACAGGATGATTAAAGTTAAGCTTCATGCTCCCTCCGCCCGATTTAGAGATAAACTGTACTTGCTCGATTAAGTATTCGTGAGAAACTTGCGCAAATCTACGACGTTCATCAGTATCTAGGTAAATATAATCACACCATAAATCGAATGTTTTTGTCGTAACAGTGTCTGCCGTGTCTGGCAGAGCCGTTCCGGTTGCTTCCCTGAATCGCGCTGCGCCGTCGCGTACTACTAATTGACCCAAATCGTCAAATGTTATTTTAACTTTAACTTCATGATATTGAAGCGCTATAAGTGGTAAAGCGAGACCCGGATTGCGACAAAACCAGAAGTATAGTGGAATCCAAAATCTACCCGACATATGCGACTCAATGCCGGAGGCGCCGCTGTCCGCCGTCCATCCACCCTCAGAAAAAACGGCGGTCCCACCTCCGGTCTCGGCTGTAGTTTGAAGCCCTTGTCCATTACCTGATAAGCGATTAAATAGTGTAGTCCCAAGCGTGTTAACGTCACGAGGCTCCCCGGCGGACGGCATGGTAAGACCATCTCCAACAGAGTTAGGGTGAGTGAGCTGCGAATAAACTGAGTGCCAGTGTCCATAATGTTTATCAATTAGTTGGCCTCCAATTTCTAATTCACACGTCTTCATTAAATGACTACCATAATCACAACAGACCCCTAGCTCCCTATTGTGGGTGGACGATTTGAATGCAACATCATGTTCTAAATACATTCGGTACAGTAGATCACCGTTTCTTGAAATAGTGGCTGTCACACTTCCACCGAAATCGGGAGTACCCAAGAAGGTTTGTTTGATAGATTCCATAGAGAAGTTTGTATGTCTGCGATAGACAACCTTAAAGAAGGTTATCTGTGGGTTACCGGTTAAATAAATATCCTGGGCGCCATAAGCTACAAGTTGCATTAATCCTCCTCCCATATATATTATACCTTACCATATAAAAAAACTTAATTAAGAACTTAATTAAAAACTTAATTAGAATATGCCAAGCCCCCCATACCCGACATTATACGAAGGATATTGTAGTTAACTGCATAGATATTATTAATGGTATGCTGTGTCCCTTGAACTTCTAAATGAGCACTATCTATTCTCGAGAAATTACAAGTTCCCGATGGTTGATGTTCTTCTGGTTTAAGGGCAAATGAATATACATTAATCTTATCTACCATACTGGATGTCCGAGCCCTATGATGACCGGGTTTCTCAATATGAAAGCTGTCCAGCCCACTTTCGATCCCCTTATAGAAAGTCAAAGTATCTTCATATTGAATCATAATGGAGTCATTATTGGTAGGATAATAGAGGGCGGTGGTGGTGTTCGTCAGTAAGTGACCTTCGTTACCCGTTCCGGCTCGCAACGGGCCTTTGCTCCCCGTCGAAAAATTCCCGCTCATAAAAATTTTATAAGAACCATAAATATACTTCACCTTGGATTGAAAGATGTGGAAGTGGGGTTCTGTCACAGGATCGCTATCCCCCGCGTCTACACTATGATTTACCCAGGTGATTCTATGGACATCCCCCACGCAGATAGAATTATCGATTATACTGGAGTTCGCCGTATAGGCACCAATAACAAAGGCGTTTGTTTTGACTGTTTCGTTCCCTGAGCCGTCGAGTATATAATGTAATTCCGTGTTTTCAGGCAGGGGAACGTTGTTGGGTAAAGCTGTATTGCCCGACGAATTCGCCGCAACCCAAGTGAGAGTCGACAGAGTGGGAGCCCCGGCGTGACCCGTTACTGCGGTGCCCAGGCCGCGACCCCTGAATGAGCACACCGACCAAGCTTTTGTTATTGCTAGGCGAGCGCTGTTTGTTTCTACCACTAAATTTTGGTTTTGTTGTGGAATTGATGTGTGATGATCCATGGGTTGTCTTAGTTGATAATATTCATTTATCTGAGGGGCCATACGTCGATGACCATTAAACTTAAGATATGTTCTAGTATCGGAATCAGATTCGACTCTATGACTAGTCCATATCACTTCTTTGACCGGGTGATTGAAATCTAATCTATATGAACCTTTCTTGGTACCCTCTAGTTGTATCTGTACCTGATCAATTAAATATTCGTGGGATACTTGAGCGAACCTTCTTCTTTCATCTGTATCTAAA